CGCGCGCCCTCGCCCGAGAGCCCGTCCTCCTCCCGGTGGTGAGCGAGCCCGCGCCACCGGCCGCGCCGCCGGCGGAGGGCGCGCGCGGCACCCTCCGCGTTCCTGTCCTCGAACTCCGCCCCCTCACCGTCCGCGAGCTCATCCTCGTGGCGGCGGCGGACGTGGCCGGGGACGACACCGCCCGCGACATTCCCCTCGGGGCCCTCGTGGTGCGCGCCTGGGAGCGGTCGTTCGATCGGTTCGGGCTCCCCGGCCACGAGAACCACTATCCCCACAGCGCCCGCGTCATGGCGAAGCTCTCGGGGGAGGACGGCGTGTGTGGTGCCCTCGGGTGGCTCCGCGCCACCGAGCCCAACACCTGGAGGCTCACCACGAAGGGGAGGAAGCGCGCGCGCGACCTCCGCTCCCTCGCGGTGCTCCTCGAAGCGAGGGCCGCGGCGTGAGTGACCTTGCCGTGCGCGGCGTCCTCCTGGCGCTCCTCGTGGTCCTCGGTGTCCTCGTGTGGGCGGGTGACCCGTGAGCGATGCGCCCCCGAGCCTGGAGGCCCTCGCAGACCTTGCCGCGGCCCGTTGGGGTGACCGCGTGGTGACGCGGGTTAGCTTCGACAGGCGCTCCCGGCGCTACGTCGGGTTGGCCTTGCGGCTCACACCGACGGGGAGCGGGACCGAAGAGGTGTGCGCCTCGGTGGACCACACGACCGCAAGCGGCGCGTTGCATGGCCTCCGCGCTGCGATCGGGGGCCGCGCGTGAAGTCCTCCCCCTCGCAGACGGTGAGGCTCCTCGTGGGCGTGGTGACCGTGCTCGCGGCCCTGTGCGGCGGGCTCGTGGTGGCCCTCGTGGTGTGCGCTTCGAGGTGCCCATGAGCGCCGCGGTATCCCTCGACCGCGCGCGCGCCGCCCTCGACCGGGAGCGCGTGAAGCGTGGAGGCCTGCGAGAGTTCATCCGCCGGGCGTGGCCCCTCGTGGAGTCCGCGGCGCTCAAGTGGAACTGGCACCTTGATGCAATCGCGGAGCACCTCGAGGCCGTGACGCGCGGGGAGGTGCGCGACCTGGTCATCAACGTTCCCCCGGGCACATCGAAGACCCTTCTGGCCTCGGTGCTCTGGCCCGCCTGGGAGTGGACGCTGGACCCCGCGCACAGGTTCATCACCGCGAGCTTCAATGACCGCGTCATCCTCCACAACGCCAGGCGCGCGCGCACCCTCGTGGACTCCCCGTGGTTCCGCGCGCGCTGGCCCGAGGTGACGTTTCCCACGGGGGCCAGCGCCTCGAAGGCCGTGGACTTCTACGCCACCACCTTGGGCGGGTGGCGCTACTCGGTGACGGTGCGCGGCGCCGTGCTCGGAATGCACGCGGACACCCACGTGGTGGACGACCCCATCGACCCGCAACGCTCCGCGCTCACCTCGGGCTTGGAGCTGGAGGCCGTGCTCCGCTGGCACCACGAAACGATGGTGACGCGCTTCCGCGATCAAACGCGGTCGCGCCGCGTGCTGGTGATGCAACGGCTCCACGAGCGGGACCTCTCCTCCGAGATGATCCGCGCGGGCGCAACGGTGCTGTGCCTCCCCATGCGCCACGAGCGTGCGCACCCACACCGCTACGCGCGCGACCCGCGCACCACCGAGGGGGAGCTTCTCGTCCCCGAGCGATACCCCGCGGAGACGGTGGCCCGCCTCGCGGAGTCGCTCGGACCCTATGGCGACGCGGCACAGCTCCAACAGCGCCCCGCGCCCGCCGGCGGCGGCATCTTCCGCGTGGAGTGGCTCCGCCGGTACTGGACGACCCTCCCGGACAAGGGCGCCACCTGGACCCTCTCGGTGGACGCGACCTTCAAGGGCTCCGAGGGCGCGGACCTCGTGGCGATTCAGGTGTGGTGCCACGTCGGGCCGGACCACTACCTGGTGGACCGCGAGGCGCGGCGCATGAGCTTCACCGAGACCATCGCCGCCATCGAAGCGATGGCCGTGCGGTGGCCGCGCGCCGTCACGAAGCTCATCGAAGCGAAGGCCAACGGGCCCGCGATCCTCGACACCCTCAAGGGCAAACTGTCAGGCCTCACGCCCGTGGAACCCGACGGCGGGAAGGAGGCGCGCGCGCACGCCGCGGCCCCGCTCTTCGCCTCGGGGAACGTCCTCCTCCCCCACCCCGAGCGCGCGGAGTACCCCGACGGGCGACGCGGCGCGGTGTGGGTGCGCGGTGGCGTGGTGGACCTGTCGCGCGACGCCGCGGAAGGTTCCTACGAACACGCCATGGTTGGCTTCCCCCGCGCGCGCCACGACGATGACGTGGACGCCACAACCCAGGCTCTCAACCACCGCGCAGGCTCGTACCTGTCGCGGCTCCGTGCGGCGATGGACGCCGCGAAGAAAGGCCTTGCATCGTGACGATTCTCAACAGCCTCCACCGCGCCGCGGGTGCCCTCCGTCGCATTGCGCGCGGGGACTCGTGGATCAACAACACCACCGGGCAAGGGCAGGGCACCGGCCGCTCCGCGTGGGAGTACCAGCGCGCGAACCTCATCCCCTATCAGGTGCTCTCGGACCTCTATCACGGCGATGCCTACGCCGCGAAGGTGTGCGAGGCCCACCCCGAGCACGCGATCCGCCGCGGGTTCACGGTGACCACGGGGGACAAGGCCGTTGACAAGGTGCTCCTTGCGTCGTGCGAGGACATGGCGCTCGCGCGCCGCGCCTCCGAGGCCTGGACGTGGGGGCGCGCGTTCGGCGGCGGCGCGCTGGTCCTCGGGTGCGACGATGGGCGCAAGGCTCAAGACCCCCTCGACCTCTCGACGCTGCGCGCGGTGCGCTTCGTGACCACCGTGGACTCCTCGGAGCTGGTCCCCGACACGTGGGAGACCGACCCGCTTTCCCCTCGCTTCGGGGAGCCGCGCGTCTACCGCCTCCAGCGGTCGGGCGGTGGCGGTGGGATGGACACGTCACAGGTGCATCACACCCGCGTGGTGCGCTTCGAGGGCCTCCCCACGACGCGCCCCGAGCGCCAGCGCCTCAACGGGTGGGGCGCCTCGGTGCTGGCCCGCACCTATGACCTCCTCCAGCAATGGAACGGGGGGCACGTCGCGGTTAATGACCTCCTCCTCGACGCCTCGCAAGCGGTTTGGAAGGTGAAAGGGCTCCTGGACATCGTGAGCGGCGACGCGGCGGAGCTCTTCGAGGAGCGCATGGCCCTCGCGGACCGGGTACGCTCCACCTTCCGCGCGGTGCTCCTCGACACGGAGGAGAGCCTCGAGCGCACCGAGGTGGGCGCGCTCACCGGGCTCCCGGACCTCCTCGACCGCTACGCCCTCCGCGTGGCCGGTGCGAGCGGCATCCCCGTGTCCATCCTTCTCGGGCGCTCCCCCGCCGGGCTCAACGCCACGGGGGAGAGCGACACGCGCGGTTTCTACGATGACGTTTCGGCGAAGCGCGAGCGCGTCCTCCGCCCGGCCCTCGAGCACGTGGTCCGCCTCATCCTCCTGTCCTCCGAGGGGCCGACGCGCGGGAAGGAGCCCGCGGGGTGGCGCGTCGAGTTCCCTCCCCTGTGGGAGCCCACCGAGGGGGAGAAGGCGGACCTCCGCCTCAAGGTCGCGCAGACCGATGCGGTGTACCTCACCAACGGCGTCACCACGCCCGAGGAGGTGGCCGCCTCGCGCTTCCCCGCGGGCGGCGAGTGGAGCATGGACACCACCGTGGACCTGGGAGCGCGCGCGCCGCTCGAGGAGCCCCCCGCGACCGATGGCGCCCCGAAGACCGACGCGACAGACGTAGACCTCACGCCCACGGAGGAGATGGCCGACGCCGCCCGTCGCGCCCTCGAGGTGCGCGCGGAGAAGCCCGAGAGCCAACGCGGCATGGAGGCCGTGGGCATCGCCCGCGCGCGAGACCTCGCCAACCGGCGCACGCTCTCCCCGGAGACCGTTCGCGAAATGGTGGGGTGGTTCGCCCGCCACGAGACCGACAAGGACGGGGAGACGTGGGGCGACAAGGGCCCCGGGTGGCAGGCGTGGAACGGGTGGGGTGGCGACCCCGGCCGCGCGTGGGCGGAGCGCAAGGTGGCGGAGCTGGACCGCGCGGCGGAGGCCGCGTGACGCAGCGGGCGCGCACGCCCCCAGGGCCTCGTGGCCGACGCCGCGCGCCCGCGCGCTCGCGCCCGCTCGGACCCTCGGGCCTTCGTCCTCCTCCTCCGTCCGCCGCGGAGTTCACCTATCGACGCGCCCTCCTCGCGTGGGATCAACAGACCACCGAGGCCCTCCACGAGATGCTCCGCGCGGAGGGTCTCCTCCCCGCGCGCACCGATGCGGCGGCGGACGGCGCGGCCGGTGGCGGGGTGGTGCTCACCGAGGCGGACACCGCGCGGGCCCGCGCGCGCCTCGCGGAGATCCTGCGCGGGTTCCTCCTCGCAGCGGGCGCGCCGCTCAAGGTGCTCCGCGTGGTGGAGGCCCGCGTCACCTCGCACACGGAGGCCGCGTGGCGCGCGCAGTTGAAGGAGCTCGGGGTGAGCATCGCGGACGTGCGCGCGCCGGACCTCCTGCACCTCCGCGCGGTGTGGAGGCACCACAACCTCGCGTTGATTCGCACGCTCGCGGAGGAGAAGGTGGCGCGCGTGCGCACGGTCCTCGAAGAGTCGCCGGGCTCGCGCGTGGAGGACCTGGCGGAGCGTATCCGAGCGCAGACCGGCACCACGAGAAGCCACGCGGAGCTCCTCGCGCGGGACCAGACCCTCAAGTTGAATGGCGAAATCGCGCAGGCCCGCCACAAGGCCGCGGGCGTGACGGAGTATGTCTGGCGCACGTCGCGCGATGAGCGTGTGCGCTCGCGCCACAAGACCCTCGAAGGCTCGCGCCACAAGTACACGGAGCCCCCGGTGGTGGACGAGAAGACCGGGCGGCGCGCGCACCCTGGCGGGGACTATCAATGTCGCTGCACCGCGGACCCGGTGCTCCCCGGCCTCGAAGACATCACCGGCCCGTGACGCGGTTGTGAGGGCGCGCGCCGCTCGCATCGTCCTCCTCCTGCGTTAGGTTCCGTCGCCCGCTCCATCGTCGTTCTCCTCCTCCGTGTGGGCACCGGCCCCGAGAGTCCCCTTCCTCTCGGGGCCGTTGTCTTTGCGAGGTGCCGTGACGGGGTTGCGAGGGTGCGCGGCGTTGATTCGAGCGCACGCGCGCACGCACGCTCCGCCCGATGTCACTTCCTCGCGTCACGCGCGCAGACCTCTCGACCGCACCCGCGAAGGTGACGCGGTTGGAGTCGGGCGCTGTGCGCGTGGAGGGGGCCGTCACGCGCGTGGGCGTGCTCACCTACTCGGACGGTGCGCGCACGTGGGGTGAGCTCCACCTCCCCGAAGAGATTCACGCGCCCGCGTCGCTCGCCACGCTCCCCGGCATCGCGGTGACGGACGACCATCCCACCGAGCTGGTGACGCCTGAGACCTGGGACGCGGTGGCCATCGGCCACGTGGCGGACTCGGTGGGCGTCGAAGCGGGCACGGGCCTCGTGGTGGCCTCCCTCGTGGTGAGCTCCGCGGACGCGCTCGCGCGCGTGGACTCGGGGGAGCTCACCGAGATTTCGGCGGGCTACACGTGCGAGGTGGACCCCTCGCCCGGGGTCTACCAGGGCACGCCGTACGAGGCCGTCCAGCGCGGCATTCGCTACAACCACATCGCGCTCGGGCCCGCCGGATGGGGCCGCGCTGGGAGTGATGTCCGCCTCCGCCTCAACGCCTCCGCGGTCGAAGTCCGGCCGCTCATCACCAAGGATCACCCGATGGCCGACAAGACCCGCAAGGACGGCGAAACGCCTCCTCCCGCAGACCCGAAGGAGCCCGCGATGGACGCGGGCGCGATGCGCCTCCAGGCGATGGAAGCCGCCCTCTCCGACGCGCTCAAGGACAACGCGAAGCTCAAGGCCGACATGGAAGCCATGAAGGCCGCGCCCCCCGCGGAGGAGGACGTTCCTCCCATGGTGGCCGACAGCATCGCCGCGAAGCGCATCGCCCTCGTGGGTGACGCGCGCGCCGTCCTCGGGCGCGAGTGGAAGGCCGACGGGCTCTCCACGGCGGACGTACACAAGGCCGTCGTGGCGAAGCGGTTCCCCTCGGTGAAGCTGGACGGGCTCACGCCCGATGCGCTCCGCGGCATGGCCCTCGCCGCCATGACCGCCGCGCGCGAGACGGCGGACACCACCGAGCGCACGGACGCTCTCCGCTCCGCGCACCCCGGCCCCGGTGGCACCACGCGCACGGACGCGGCGGACCTCTCGGACCTGGACCCGCGCGCCGCCCTCGACGCCCTCACCAATACGCGCTTCGAGCGCGAGCACGCGCGCCGCGCCGCGGCGTCGCAGGAGTAAGCCATGGCTTCACCCGGCCCCGTTCAGACCACGATGTCCTCGACCCCCGGCAACGCGCCGGCGGGCACCATCGACAGCTCCACCTACGCCACCGTCAAGAGCCGCATGGCCGCGGCCATCCTCGCGGCCGGGCTCCTCGCGTGCTTCACGTCGGGCGCTTCGACGGCGCGCCACCTCGAAGCCGCCGCCGCGGACGTGGACGCCTTCCTCGCCACGGGCGGCGCCTCGAGCGCCTCCATTCAGACCATCTCGGGCGCGGCCCTCAACGGCGCGACGGGAACGGCCACGCTCCGCCAGGCGCGCACCGTCACGGTCACGCTGTCCTCGAGCGCCGATTGGGACGCCACCACGGCGGTTCTCACCGGCAAGGGCGTCGATGGCCAGACGGTGGTGGAGAACCTCTCCATCCCCAACGGCGGCAACGCCACGCTCACCAGCGTGGGCCTCTACACGTCGGTCACGTCGCTGGTGATCCCCGCGCAGAGCGGCACCGGCGGCACCTTCACCATCGGGACCGGCTCGGAGCTCGGACCCATCGACGCCGCCGCGGCGGGCGTGGTGGCCTTCGAGAACACGCGCGCGAGCGCCTCCTACGCGGTGGGCGAGATGGCCCCCGTGGTGAGCCAGGGCCGCGTGTGGGTGGACTCGGAGACCGCCGCCCCCGAGGGCGCGCCCGTGTTCGTTCGCATGGTCGCCGGTGAAGGGGAGAGCCTCGGAGCCGTGCGCCACACCCCCGACAGCACCGATTGTGCGCTCCTCAAGGGCGCGCGCTTCGTCAAGACCATCGCCGCCGCGGGCCGCACGCTCGTGGAGCTCAACCTCCCCTGAGAAGGGCGAGAGGAACCACCACCATGCGCACCCAACGCACCGACGCCGACATCCTGAACCGCTACCTCCGCCGCGACGCCGCGGCCCCCCTCTCGCCCGCGCGCCAGCGCCGGGTGGACCACATCTTCGCGCCGCACGCTACGCGGCTCGTTCAGATGATGGACGCCCGCGGCTCGCGCCTCGACAGCCCGGACGGCGCGCTGGTCCTCGCCCGCCAGCTCGAGGACCTGGACACGGAGGTTTACTTCGCGGAGTACCCCGAGAACGTGGGCCTCCAGATCCTCCCCGTTCGCACCCTGGACGCGGGCTTCGCCTCGCACACGTACCAGAGCCGCGACCGCACGGGTTCGATGGCGCGCGCCAACGCCGTGGGCAACGATTCGCCGCGCCTCGGGCTCGTGGGCGGATACGACACCATCCCCCTCCGCTCGTGGACGGGCCACTACGCCTACTCGGTGGACGATCTCCGCCGCATGGCCCTCGCGGGTGGCTCGCTCGAGGCGGACAACGCCATGGCCGCGCGCGAGCAAGGTGAGGCCGAACACGATTCCATCCTGGCGGTGGGCGACACCTCGCAGGGCATCTACGGGATGTTCAACAACCCCAACGTGGGCGGCGTGTCGCCCGCCGTGGGCTCGTGGGAGCTCGTGGGCACCGACGCCGACGAGATCGTTCAGGACCTCGAGAAGGTCAAGGCGGACCTCATCTCGGGCAACAAGGGCAAGCGCCCCAACGCGCTGATCCTCACGCACACTCAGTACACCCACGCCAGCACCAAGCGCCTGTCGGGCACGGACGTGACGGCGCTTTCGTTCTTCTCGAAGAACAACCCCGACATCACCATTCACCAGTGGCACCGCGGCGAGACCGCCGGCGCCAGCTCGGTGCGGCGCCTGATGATGGGGCGCCTGGACCGCCGCGTCCTCGAAGCGGTGATCCCCATTCGCTGGAACGCCCTCCCCCCCGAGATCCGCGGGCGCGAGTACCGCGTGGAGTGCGAGATCAAATCGGGCGGCGTGCTGTTCCGCTACCCGAACGAGTGGCGTTACTCGGACGGGTGCTGAGATGCGCGCGAAGGTCACCGCTCGCCACAGCATCGACGGCGTAGCGTCCGGCGAAGAGGGGGCCTTCCCCGACAACGCCGCGACGCGCGCCATGATCGAAGCGGGCCTCCTCCTCCCCCTCGAGGAGCTCCCCGCGTCGCCTCCCCCGCGAGCGCGCCGCGCGCCGCCGGTGAGCCCGTCGGAGTTCCGTCGCGTGGAGGAGGACTTCAACCGCGCCTGGCGCGAGGTGGTCCGCCGCGAAGACCTGGCGCTCGCTCGCGTCCGGGAGCTCGAGGAGGAGAACACTCGTCTCCGCGCGCGCTGTGGCGCGTGCGAGCTCTGCAACGCCGCGGCGCCCGAGGTTCTCCCCGAGGCGAAGCCCGAGGCCTCGAAGCCCAAGAGCAAGAAGGGCGAGTAGCGCATGGCCACCGCGTTGACCGCTGCCACGCTCAAGGCCCGTCGGGGGGAGTTCGCTCCCACCGCGGACTCTGTCGTGGCCGCGGCCATCGCGGAGGCGGACCGGCGCACCCACGCATCGCGCTTCGGGGCACGCCGCGACGATGCGGTTGCGCTCCTCGCGTGCCACCTCCTCGCGGCGTCACCCCAGGGCGCGGGCCTCGCGCGCCTCGAAGCCACCGACCCCAACGCGCTGGCCTCGACCCCCTACGGGCGAGACCTCGCCCTCCTCCGCCGTGAAGCGTGCGGTGGCCCTCACGTCGTGGGCGTGCCGCGATGAACACCCTCCAGGTGCGCGACAACGGGGCCCGCGCCATGCTCGCGCGCATCACCGCCGCGCAGCAACCCGCGCGCGTTCGCGTGGGCGTGCTGGACGATGCGGTGAAGGAGTCGGAGGACGTGGACGCGTCCATGTCGCTCCTCGAGGTGGCCGCGGTCCACGAGTTCGGCGCGGGCCACGTGCCTCAACGCAGCTTCATTCGCGCCACGGTGGACCTCCACGCGGAGGAGATCCGACGCCTCCAACAGGGGCTCGGGTTGCAGATCATCCGGGGCGAGATCGATCACACCACCGCCCTTGAGCGCCTGGGCATCAAGGTGGTGGCGTGGGTGCAGAACCGCATTGCGGCGGGCATCGACCCGCCCAACGCGGACAGCACCATCGCGCGCAAGGGGAGTTCCAAGCCCCTCATCAACACGGGCCAGCTTCGCAGCTCCATCACCCACCGCGTCTATCGGGAGGGGTGATGGACTTCGAGACGATCGAACCCGCCCTCCTCCTCCTCGTGGCCTCCGCCACGGGCGTTGAGGCGTCGTGCGTCCTCTTCGAGAACGCGCCGCGCGTGAGGCACAACGGCCAGCTCGCGCTTCTCTCGTGGGTGAGCACCGGCAACGTGGGCGGCGCGACCGATGAGGAGCGGTGGAGCTACACCGCCAACGCGGACCCGCTCCAAGAGATGCGCGTGACCCTCGCGGGTCCGCGCGAACTCCGCCTCCAGGTCTCCGTGGAGACTCTGGACCAGCGCGCCGGGTACACCGCGCGCGCCCTCGCAGAGCGCGCCCGCGCGCGCTTCGCCGCCCCCTCTGCGCGCGCCGCGCTGGAGGCCGTGGGCCTCGCGTTCGTGCGCGCCACCGAGGTGACCCGCGCGGACTACCGCGTGGACGGCCGGGTGGTGCCGCGCTCGCTCTTCGAAGCGCAGATGAACGGCGCGGCCTCCTTCGAGGACACCGACGCGCGCACCTCCTACATCGCCACGGTGGGGGTGACGGCCACCGTCAAGCGCCCCGATGGCAGCACCGTTTCCCCCTCCTCACTCCAGCCCACGACGGGTGACGCATGAGCCTCGCGGACATCTTCAACGTGTCGGTATCCAGCACCTCGCGAACGCCTTCGCGCGCGGGCTTCGGAACCATCCTCTTCCTCTGCTATCACACCGCCTTCTCGGCGCGCGTGCGCTCGTACACGAGCCTCACGGGCATGGTGTCCGACGGGCTCACCAGCACCTCGCCCGCCTATCAGATGGCCAGCGCCGCCTTCTCGCAGAACCCGCGCCCGGTGCGCGTGAAGGTGGGGCGCCGCGCAACCGCCTTCTCGAAGACGCTCCGCCTCACGCCCTCGACGCCGGCGGCGGCGGAGGTGTTCTCGCTCACCGTGAACGGCACCGCGGTGAGCACCACGGCGGACGGCACGCCCACCCTGGCGGAGGTGTGCACCGCCCTCGCCGCGGCCATCGCCGCCCTCTCGGGCGTGGGCGCGTCGGGCTCCTCGGGCACCCACGTGGACGTAACGGCGGACACGAGCGGCGCCCTCATCGGCCTCGACTCGCTCTCCGCCAACCTCACGGTCAAGGACGTGACCGCGGACCCGGGCATCGCGGCCGACTTGAACGCCGTGCTCGCGGCGGACGGCGATTTCTACATGGTGTGCCTCGATTCGAACTCCGCCGCGGAGATCGCCGCCGCCGCCGCGTGGGCGGAGGCCAACGGGAAGCTCCTCGTGGTGCAGAGCAGCGACTCCGCCACGCTGGACGGGGCTAGCACCACCGACGTGTTCGCGGAGCTCGAGGCCGCGGCCTATGGGCGCACGGTGAGCTTCTATCACCCGAGCATCGCGCGCTCCACCTCGTGGATCGCCGCGGCCATGGCGGGCTCGCGCGCGCCCATCACGCCGGGCTCCGATACGTGGGCGTTCAAGACGCTCGCGGGCGTGGCCGTCACGACGCTCACGGACACCCAGGCCGCCGCGCTCGAGGCGAAGAACGCCAACTGGTACCAGGCCCTCGCGGACGTGAACGTCACCTACAACGGCAAGGTCGCCGCGGGCGAATGGGCGGACGTGGTGCGATTCCTCGACCGCGTCCGCGCGCGCCAGCGTGAAGGCCTCTTCGCGCTGAACCTCTCGGGCCAGAAGACGCCCTTCACGGATGCGGGCGTGTCGTCGGTGCGCGCGTTCCTCTCGGCGGACATCAAGGCGGGCCAGCGCGATGGAGGCTTCGACCCCGACGCCGCGCCCGTCATCGACGTGCCCAAGGTGGCGGACGTGTCCGACGCGAACCGCGCCGCGCGTCACCTCCCCGGCGTGACGTGGTCCATGCGCCTCGCGGGCGCGATTCACAGCATGGAAGTGAGCGGCACGGCCACGCCGTGACCACGAGGAGCCCCACATGAAGACGCACAACCCGAGGGACGTAGACACCCTCGTCGCCGGACTGAACATCAACAGCGGGCTCGCGCCGGATGGAGACTTCGTCTCGGCGGAGCCCACCGGCCCGGACTTCGAGATGATGCAAGGCATCGACGGTGAGGCCGCGCGCGTGGCGAAGTACGGCTCGAAGACGGGTAAGGCCGTCCTCCGCCTCATGCACACGAGCGATGGCAACACCACGCTCTCCGCGCTGCGCGCACTGGACGTGGGCAACCCCAACGGCGGGGGGCTCGGTCCCTTTGCGATCATCGACCGCTCCGGTGGGCTCATCGTCGAAGCGGAGTCGTGTTGCGTCGAAGGCGTTCCGAAGGTCGCGCGCGGCGGGAGCGTTGGCGTGGTGGAGTGGACGCTCCTCCTCTCCAACTGCACCTGGACCGTCAACGGCAACCCCGCGGTCTGACGAAGGAGGAGGACGATGCGCGAACCGGAGAGCACCGAAATCGACGGCGTCACCTACGTGGTGAAGCCGCTCCCCGCGTCGAAGGGAATCGACCTCACGCTCCGCCTTGGGCGCATCCTCGGGCCGACGCTCGCGGAGATCACCAAGCTTGCGGGACAGCCCGCGGGCGAGGTGAAGGGCAAGGGCCTGGACATCATCGGCCGCGCCGCGGCGGAGCTCTTCGAGCGCGCGACGACGGACCAGCTCAAGGCCGTGTGGCTCCCCCTCGCGGAGGAGACGCGCGTGGAGCTCGAGGGCGGCAAGAAGCCGAAGCTCTCGGAGGTGTTCGACCTTCACTTTATGGGGCGCCTGGACCTCTTCGCACGGTGGCTCACCTTCGCGCTGGAGGTGAACCTCCGCCCTTTGGCCGCGATGCTCGGGAGCGCGAAGTAACGCCACGGAGGAGGACCTCCTCCTCCCCGAGCGTGCCTCTCGTCCTCCCCGAGCGCATCCCGTGGGCGCTCCACCGCGTGGCCACCTCGAAGCGGTACACGGACAGCCTCCACACCGTCTCCACGAAGTGGGGCGTTGCGGAGCTCCTCGACGCGTGCCGCGTGCTGGACGCGCTGGCGGACGCGGAGGCGGAGCTCGCGGACATCGCGCGGGAGAAGTGACCTATGAGCGACGCACTAAGGCAGGTCTTCGCGGAGTTCGGCATCGCCTGGGAAGGGAGCGCCCTCGAGCGCGGCTCCCACCAGGTGGACGGGATGATCGATCGCGCGCAACGCCTCGCGGGCGTGCTCGCGGGCTCACAGGTGTTGGGCGCCATCTTCGAGTTCGCGAACGCCTTCGAAGAGACGGCGGGCCAGCTCGAAGACACCGCGGATGCGATGGGCACCACCACCGACGAGTTGCAGGAACTGCAACGCGCGGGCATCGGTGCAGGCCTCTCGGCGGAGGCCACGTCCGCCGCCCTCTCACACCTCCAGCAAGCGAGCGCCGACGCGGCCCGCGGCGCGAAGGGGCCCGCGGATGCGTTCCGCGCCCTCGGTGTCCAGCTCAAGGACTCCGACGGACAGGTGCGCTCCACCGCGGACGTGATGGACGACCTGTCCCACAACTTTGCGGGCATCACGGACCCGGCGCGCCGCGCGCAGCTCGCACAGGACCTCTTCGGGCGGAGCGGCGCGCGCATGGCGAACATCCTCCACGAGGGTGAAGGCGGGCTCGCGGCGCTGCGCGCGGAGATGGCGGAGCTTGGGGGCGGCACGCTCCCCGAGGCCGTGGAAGCGGCCGGCGCCTATGGGGACGCCATGGACCGCCAGCGGGTGGCGTCGCAGTCGCTTCGAAGCGTGATCGCGGTCCAGCTCCTCCCGGCGCTCACGTGGCTCACCGCGCAAGGCACGAAGACCACCGCGTGGTTGGTGAAGATGACCCGCGACACCAACTTCATGCGCACCGCCATGGTCGCGTTGGGGGTGGCCGGGGCCATCGCAGGCGCGCGCTTCCTGGCGTCGTGGGGGCCGACGCTCCTCCAATTCGCGCGCGTGGCCGCGGTGGTGGCCGTCGTCGCGCTCGCGGTGGACGACCTCATCACGCTCATTGACGGGGGCGACTCCGCCATTGGCCGCTTCCTCGATTCGATGGGCGGCGCGGGGACCAGCGCGCGCTTCGTGACGGAACTCAAGCTGGCGTGGGAGGGCGTCCAGCTCGTGGTCCACGACGCGGGCGCGGCCCTCTCGGACTTCGGTGTCCAGGCGGGCACCGTGCTGGACGCCGCGGGCGAGAAGTGGCGCGCGTTCACGACGGGCGCGCGCGAGATGATGGACGCCGCGATGGCCGCGATTCGCTCCGCGCTCGAGGCCGTGGGTGTTCCCGTCGATGCCATCGCGCGCCGCGTGGAGAGCGTGCTCGGTGCGGCGCGGCGCTTTGCGGGGCGCGCGGTGGACCTCGCGGTGCAAGATGTCACCCCCGCGTCCTCCTCCGGGAACAGCTCTACGAACTTCTTGGGGGACCTGGTGTCCCCGCGCACCATCATGGACGAGTGGCGCGGCGTCTTCGGGGGCGGCGCGCTCGCGGGGGCCGCGCCCGCGATAGCCTCGCAGACACCCGGCGCGGTGGCAGCGCCGCGCACCTACGACAACCGCACCACCAACACGGTGAACGTCACCGGCGTGACCGACCCGCGCGCCGCGGCGGCGGAGGCCGTGCGGCTCCTCGAAGCGCGCGACCGCGCGCGCAACGACGCAGCGCACCCCACCAACGCGAACGAGTAGGAGGAGGACCTCGTGGCGACACTTCTCGAATGGACCGACCCGAGCGGCGCGACCGTCGCGGTGGAGCTGGACCTCACCGCAACCGAGGCGTGGGAGCTCGCGGCGGAGGTGACGGACCACCCCGTGGAGGAGGGCGCGGCGGTGTCCGACCACATCCGGCCCGGCCTCGACACCCTCACGCTCGAGGGGTGGGTGGCACTCGCGCCCCTCGTGGTGCCGCGCGTGGACCCCTCGGGGCTCACGGGCTCGGTGCGCGCCACGACGGTGCGCGCGGGCGGCGTGGACAGGACCTTCACGGTGCTGTCGTGGGATCGTGAGGTGGACCGGCGGCGCGTCATGGACGAGCTCTTCCGCGCGCTCACCGCGGCGGGCACGCTCGTGTCTGTCACCACGTCGCTCCGCTCGGTGTCAGACCTCGCAGTGACCCGTTACCGCGTGGACCGTTCGAAGGACACGTCCGGCGTGCTCGCGGTGACCCTCGACCTTCGCCGCGTGCGCAGGGTGGCGACCTCGCGCGTGGCCGTCACCACGCCCGCGCAGCGCCG